GAGTAAAAATCTACATTTATATTCTCAAAACGCACCTGCAACTACTCTTGATAGAGTTTTAGCAAGATTAAATAAATAATAAACACAATTATCTAAATTACCAAAAATGGCAACAACTACATCAATTTCTACTAGTTACGCAGGAGAGTTCGCAGGTGAATATATCGCTGCTGCTCTACTCGAAGGTTCTACTATCGCTAACGGTGGTATTACTGTAAAACCAAATGTAAAGTTAAAAGAGGTGATCAAGAAAGTGGCTACTGACGATATCGTTAAGAATGCAACTTGTGATTTTGATCCTACTTCAACTGTTACACTTACTGAAAGAATTCTTCAACCAGAAGAGCAACAAGTTAACCTACAATTATGTAAGAAAGACTTTATTCAAGACTGGGAAGCAATTTCTATGGGGTATTCTGCACACAGCGATATGCCTTCTAAATTCTCTGACTTCTTAATTGCACACGTTGCAGCTAAAGTTGCTCAAAGAACTGAGCAGTCTATCTGGGCGGGAGATACTGACAACAATGGTCAATTCGACGGATTATCTACTATCTTGTCTGAAGATGCTGCTTTACCTGCTGCAAACGAAGTTGCAGGTACTTCAGTTACTGCAGGTAACGTAATCACTGAGTTAGGTAAAATCGTAGACGCTGTTCCTTCTACTCTTTACGGTGCTGAAGACTTAAACATCTATGTATCTCAAAACATTGCTAGAGCTTATGTAAGAGCTTTAGGTGGATTTGGTTCTAGCGGACTAGGTGCTGCCGGTACAAATGCAATGGGTACTCAGTGGTGGAATAACGGTTCATTATCTTTTGACGGAGTGAAAATCTTTGTTGCTAATGGACTAGCTTCTGATACTGCTGTAGCTGCTGAAAAGTCTAACTTATTCTTCGGTACTGGTTTATTATCTGACCACAACGAAGTTAAAGTTATCGATATGGCTGACCTAGATGGTTCTCAAAACGTAAGAGTCGTAATGAGATTTACTGCAGGTGTACAGTATGGTATTGTTGATGACATCGTAACTTACGGTATCACTAACTCTGCTAACGACTAATAAACAATAATTAATAAATATTAAGGGTGGGTAAGCCGAAAAGCCTACCTACCCTTTTTTAATACCTTATAATATGGCTTGTGATTTAACTAAAGGTAGAAAAGAACCCTGTAAAGACGTAGTTGGAGGACTGAACGCAATATACTTCATTGACTATGGAGATATTACTATTTCTTACGACGATACCGATACAGATGTCATTGATGACTTGGGTGCTGTAACTGCCTATAAATATGAATTGAAAGGTAATAGTAGTTTTGAGCAAACTATTACTGCTTCAAGAGAGAATGGTACAACATTCTTTGAGCAAACGCTAAACTTAACACTTAAGAAACTTACTAAAGAAGATCATAAGGAAATTAAGTTATTAGCTTACGGTAGACCTCACGTTGTTGTAGAGGACTATAACGGGAATGCATTCCTTATGGGTGCAGAGCACGGAGCAGATGTTTCTGGAGGAACAATCGTAACTGGTGCTGCTATGGGAGATTTATCAGGATATACTTTGACATTGTCGGGTATGGAAGTTTTGCCTGCTAATTTCTTAGAAGGTGCTGTTAGCGGAAGTCCTTTTGGAGGATTAACTTCAACAGTTACTGTTACAGAGGGAACTAACTCTTAATAGTATTCATTTGATAACTAAAGGGGTTGCAGAGATGTAACCCTTTTTTTTTGAACAGAAATCAAGTTATTTAGTTATACTTATATGATAAGGTTATTACCAAATACAGATGCTCAGACCATAAGTATTGTTCCTAGAGAATATACTGAGGCTAGTGATTTAGAATTATCAATTAGGGAAGACGGTACTAGAAAGACAGAAACATTAGAGGCCTTAACGTCTACTATAAACGGTAACTTTTTAGACATAGAATGTACTTTTAGTATTCTATCTGAGGAAAGTTCTTACTCTATAGAAATCAAGCAGGGTGATACTTTACTTTATAGAGACAAGGTTTATTGCACTTCTAAAACGGATACTACAATATCACATACTTTAAATACTGATGAATATAATCAGCACGATTCCGAAACCGAAGAGCAACAATATATAATAATATGAGTCGAAAAAATATTAGATCAGCTAGAAAAATACAAGCCCCTAAGGAGGTTAAAAACAGTATGAGGGTTTTGAACTTATCTGGCTATGAAATCCCAAGTATCAAGGAGAATACTAGAAATGATTGGGTTGAGTACGGTGACAATAATGATTATTTCGCTGAACTTATAGAGAGATATTTAGGTAGTCCTACAAACTCAAGATGTATCAATGGTATTGTTGATATGGTTTATGGTAGAGGACTAAACGCAACAGACTCAACAGAGAAGCCTGAGATGTTCGGTAAGATGCAAAGCGTTCTTAGACCGAGTGACGTAAAGAAGATGGTTAATGACCTTAAGATGTTAGGTCAAGCCGCTATCCAGGTTGTCTATAAAACCGGTAAAAAAGAAATTGCAGGTCTTTATCATTTCCCTATGGAAACATTAAGAGCTGAGAAGGCTAAAGATGGTAGGGTAAAAGGTTATTATTATCACCCCGATTGGGCCAATATAAAGCCCTCTGACAAGCCTAAAAGAATACCTTCATACAAGAACGGTAGTAGGTCAGAGAAGATTGAAATATACTGCGTTAAACCGTACAGAGCAGGGTTCTATTATTATTCCCCTGTAGATTATCAAGGATGTTTACAGTATTGTTCTTTAGAAGAAGAGGTGTCAAACTATCACCTAAACAATATTAAGAATGGATTACAACCTTCTTTGTTATTAAACTTTAATAATGGTATTCCTTCTGATGAGATTCAAGAAAGAATCGAAAGAAAGATATATGATAAATTCAGTGGGTCTTCTAATGCGGGTAGATTTATACTAGCTTTTAATGAAAGTTCAGAGGATCAGTCTACGGTTGAACCTATACACCTACCGGATGCTCACGCCCAATATGATTTCTTGGCTAAAGAAAGTAGAGAGAAGATTATGATAGGTCACGGTGTTGTTTCACCTATTCTATTGGGTATAAAAGATAATACTGGATTTGGTAATAATGCTGAAGAACTTAGAACTGCTTCTATCCTTATGGATAATATTGTTATTAGACCATTCCAGACTTTACTTATTGATGCATTCAAAGAATTACTTTCCTTCAACGGTATAATGCTAGACTTATACTTCACTACTCTTCAACCAATTGAGTTCACAGAGCTTGATAATATTGCAACTAAGATTAAGAGAGAAGAAGAGACTGGTGAGAAGTTATCTAGCCAAAAAGTAGATGAAGAAGAAGAGTTATTAAAAATAGAGGTTGAGGAAGAGATAGTAGAACCTAACGAGGAAGAATAATATGAAAGCATTATTTATAACATTAAAAGAGCTAAAGAGAAAATCAATATTTGACGGTAATCTCGATGCTGATAAATTAATTCAATTTGTTGAGGTGGCCCAGGATACTGAGATACAACAGTTCTTAGGTACTAAACTGTATGAAAAATTACAGACGGAAATTATAGCTGATACCCTATCTGGTAACTACGAAACATTAGTGAATGAATATATTAAGCCAATGCTTATTTGGTATACTCAAGCGACTTATATTCCTTATGCAGCATATCAAATATCTAATGGGGGAATATATAAACATAATTCAGAGAATGCTACATCTGTAAATGAATCTGAGATAAAGAACCTTGCAAATCACGCAACTGAAACTGCTGAGTTCTATACACAAAGATTTATGGATCATATGAACTACAATAGTTCTTTGTATCCTGAATATGTAAGTAATCAAAATGATGGGATGTATCCGGAGAGAGATGTAAACTTTACTGGGTGGGTTTTATGATAAAAGAAGTGAAGAAGGTTTATAAGCCAAAAAAAGAAAACGAAATTAAATTAAATAGTTATTTAAAAAAGAGAGATGGCGAATCAAATAAATTGGGGAAAGGTATATTGTGATATGGAGACCAACGATGCCTTCGGTGTCGATGAACAATGGTCAACATTTGCAATCAACGATTTATCTGCTCCAACTTGTTGGGGACTTGTTCCGGTAACACCGTTAACAGCAGATATGGTTAGCTATTTTGGAGGTAATATAACAGTAGACACAACACAATTTACAGCAGATAAAACACAATTATAAATAAATAAAACAATATGGCATCACAAAATATAAATGTCGGAGCAAATGCGGATGATAATAATGGTGAACCGTTAAGAAATGCGTTTATCGATATTAGGAAGATGTTCGCTGAAGTTTATGGGCAAACCTATACTAGCGATACTCAAGATTTAGGTGGAGCAACTTTTGAGATTGATTCTGACCAATTAGCAGGTAGATATACTGCAATTCAAGATATATCTACTACAAGTAATACTATTGATTTAGAAGCTGATAAATATGCAGCATTTAATTTAACAGGTAATCTTGGTACAGTAACTTTAGATATACACGATATTAAAACAGGTCAAGTAATAGATATTATTCTTTCAGGTACTGATCTTTCTTCTGCTGCTATAACTTTAGATGCAAGTGTTCCGTTTACTACAGTATCAATAAATAAAGTAGGTTCTACAAGTATAGATACTGCAGCAACAAACATAATTCAAGTTCTTTGCGTTGACGATACAGTTGGAGATGCAATTCTAACTTGGGCAGTAGCATCTTATGCAACAGGTACAACAGTATAAAAAATAAAATATGAAAGCAATACAAATAGGAGGAGCAATAAAAAGATATACTACAATCCCTAAATCTTGGGGTAATGTAATTTGTGGGTTTGATTTATTAGGTTCAGATACTTGGGAGGCTGCAGGTTTTTACGATGTAGTAACACCTGATTACGATTCAGCAATTCAAAAGTTAGGAGACCTTGAGTGGGATGCAGATAGCAGTACTTTCACTTACCCTGTAATTAATAAGACTTGGACACAAACAGTAGCTGAACTTAAAGAGTCAAAGATTGCAAGTTTAAAATCTATATACAATAGAAAATTAGCAGAAACAGATTGGTATATTATCAGAGGACAAGAAGGT